ATGGGGGCAGACCAGTTCCGCGCACCCCGGCCGCCTGGTCGACAAGACGTCGTTGTGACAGTGGCCAAGCAGCCCGTCCAAGAAGCAGCCCAGACCTCTGGCGCCACGCCAGCTGTTGTTGAAACCGACTCAGGGGAGGTGCAGCCCCTTCAAGCAGGCGGCGCTAGCAGTGCGCCCCCTGCGCAATGAGTGTCCCGTCACTCGCGGAGAGGCTGATTCAACGGTCAGCCTCTCTAGGAAGGCTTGGGGTCGCTATGCATCAGGCGGCCCCCCAGTTGCCGGATGACTTCTGCCGATGGGGCTTGGCCCGCCAGTATGCGTATGTCTACACATGCTACGCAAAGGAGGGCCCAGTTGCGGCGGCAGCGGTGTCGACACTGGCATGTGATGCCACGGTTCAAGTACCTTACAGCTTCGAACTGTGTCTGTGGACTGTAAGGAATGCGTATGAACTGCCTACTACCCCTGTCTATCAGGAGGTCGTTCACGAATGGAAAGATGGTGATTTACCACCAAAGGATTGGTTACGTCTGAAAGCACATCCCGCAGCTGCTTCGAAGACTAATGTTTACTTCCGCCAACTGGTCCGATCGGCTCTTAAGTACGATCGTACAGCTTACACAAGCATGATGAGGTGGCGCAAGGAGCTGTGGGGAATGAGTAATGATCAAGGCTGTGCAGCTGTTATGTACGCCAGGGCTATTGAACCATATTACGGCGACGATGCGTGGTCTATTGCGATCGCGGCGATTAAGCAGCCCGACAATGCCAAGGCTGTTAGCAGCAGCATTAAAGCGCTCGGCCAAGCCGCGGAGTTTGGAGGGGCTGTGCTCGCCGAAGCCAACTGTCTGTTAGGCAGAGGGGTGTCGCCAATTGACGTGGGCGCGGAGGCCACGTTGCGCGCTACCGGCCATGGAACACCAGCGCCCGACATCTTCCCTGACGATTTGCTGAGGTCGTGTATACGCGAGTTACTTCACGGAGAACTTGACATGGACAGACTCGAATTTAAGGACGTCAACGAATTTTGGGAGAATAGGTGGGCATGGTGCGTTAATGGCGGCCACTCCCGCTTAGCTGAGAAGCACGACAAAAGGTGGCTGGTCGCGTACAAGGGACAGGTGCATAGAAGGGTAGCAATAGAAAGCTGGAAGCTGAATCCGCTGCTTGAGTGGGACGGCAAGGTCTACGTGTCACCTAGTTCAAAACTAGAACACGGGAAGACTCGGTTGCTGCTGGCATGCGACACCGTGTCATACGTGGCTTTCGAGCACATAATGCAGGGCGTCGAGCGTGCATGGAAGGGCAGAAGGATAGTGCTGGACCCCGGGCAGGGAGGAGCCGCAGGCATAGCTCGGCGGGTGCGCAACATGACCAAGGGAGCGTGCTATGCGGCGCTCGACTATGACGATTTCAATAGTCAGCACACACTTAGAGCCCAGGAAATCCTGTTTGAGGAGCTAATTGAAGTGACAGGGTATCCGGAGCTAATGGGTAAGAGGCTAGTTGATAGCTTCAGGAAGATGCTCATCTGTGTCGGCGGCGTAGATGTGGGCTACGCACACAGCACACTCATGTCTGGACACAGGTGCACGACCTTCATCAACAGCATGCTGAATGCGGCATATATCATGTGCGCGAACCCACAACTGTTCAGACGGCTGAAGTCAATACATGTGGGGGATGACGTCATGGCAGCGTGCGCCGGGCCGGGAGAGGCGGAGGAACTCATATCGTCGATGTCCCGGACTATATGCAGGATGAACCCGACTAAGCAAAGCATAGGGATCGTGTCGGGCGAATTTTTGCGCATGGCCATCTCAAAGAAGCATGCTATTGGATATGTCGCGCGCACGATTGCAAGCGCGGTTAGCGGGAATTGGACGTCCGACTTATCTCTGACGCCGGACGAGCGGGCGCGGAGCATCATTGTACAATGCCGGTCACTGGCCAACAGGTCGGGGGGGAGATATGCCTGCACAAGGCTACTAGTGCATGCAGCCTCGAAACGGACGGGCATCCCGGTTAGACATGTCATCAACCTGCTCGAAGGGCGGACGACGCTTGGACCGGGGCCGGTCTATGAAGGCGATAATACTGTACGGGAGTTTTCACTGGTTGATGAAAGGAAAAGGTACCAAATGAGAGGAGACAATGATCAAGTGGATCACAATGCAACTACTGACTACCTAACTTACGCAGCAACTAGCGTGGAGCGGTGGGCACTGCAGCAAACAAAGGTTTCGGTCGAAAATGCCATGATCGACGCATCGTACACGAAGAGCGTCGTCACGCAGGCCGGGACGACGGGGGACTGCAGCAGCTACCGCTTCAGGTTTGAGCGGGCGTATAGGTTGCCTGGCAGTTGCACGGAGGTAGAAGCGCTCGGTATGGACAAGTGGACTGGGGTCCTAGGTCGATACCCGATATTGCAGCTGCTAAAACAGAGGATGAGCAAGGCTACAGTCCGGACCCTTATCAATGAAATCGCGCCGGAGCTGAAGTCAATGCCGCTCGAGGTGGCTGCATGGGGGTATGACAGCGTAGGGTACAGGTTGGTCGGTGTACTACCATATTCTGATGCGGCGAGCATCTGTTCCCGCGTAGCATACGGTGTCGTATACGTAAGCTACAACGTATACATGTGAGGTGGATCACTAACGCCTCACACACATATATAACAGCCCCTAG